ATGCTGAATAAAAACAAATTTAATTATCTTGTAGCAGTTTGTAACAATAAGGAGAAAAATGCCACCATTCAGGAACAATCCAAAAATAACAACTAACTGGGTAAACTCAAAGACTGGTAAACAACAGGAGAATAAGACTAAAAAAGCCTACTATGAAATGAGTGCAGTTAAATTGCCAGGAAGCCTAACTATATCTTTTAGAGAGGAAAAACAACGCCTTGGTGGTTCAGCTGAAAGGGTTAGAAATTGGCTCGGATATCTTAACTTTGAATTAGACTCAACTTTTGCTCGTGATCTAAAAATGTTCCTCAATGAATATGTAGATAAAGATCCACAAGAAGTATTGAACACCGTCAGACTATATGTTGAGAAGGGTGAGTGGATAGCAAAGTTAGGCGATGGCACAGAGGGCAGGGGCAAGACGATTGATAAGGCATTAAAAGATTTAGCAAAAGAAGTAAAAATTAAAAAATAAAGGAGTGATTTATGAAAATAGAATATAGAAATAGTAGTTGGGAATTACTCTGGAAAATTATATTGTGGGGACTAGCAATTTTCTTCACTTTTGGATTAGCCTTGCCTTGGGTTATCAATTCTTCATTGAGTTATTTTAGCAATGGGTTTGTTATTAAAGTAGAATAAGAGTAGAACTAATTGCGGTAATTATGCAAGAATAGCAGTGGGGGAGAGTAGAGGATAGGGTTTTATTAAAACTACTCGAGTAAACAAAGATATATATGGCGGAGTAGGGGAGAGGCAATTATTATTGCAAAGTTATAGTATATACTGTAATTAAAAGAAAGATTAAATTATGGCAAGACCGACAGTACTAACTCCCGATATATTATTACAACTAAAGTATGCTTTTGCGATAGGTGCAACTGATGAGGAGGCGTGTGCATACGCTAAAATTGGTACATCAAGCTTTTATCGTTATATTGAAAAACATCCAGAGTTACGGGAGGAATCTAATAGGTTAAAGCAAGAGCCTATCTTAAAAGCTAAACAAACAGTAGTTAATGCATTAAGTGATGTAAAAGATGCTCAATGGTATTTAGAGAGGAAAGTTAAAGATGAGTTCAGTCCGAGAACAGATATTGTTTCAGATAACAAAGTAACTATTGTTGCTAAAATGTCCAGTGAATTGAAAGAGGCTATTAATGAAACACTCAAAACCAGACTTAGATCTAAACCCAGAGACGCTAAGCCAAGTTAAGCTAGATTACTTTCTGCCGTGGGTTACTGATTATATTCAAACTCCAAAAGGTGAACCGCTAGATTTTTATAATCATCCTTATTTAATTGATATCTATGATGATCAGTCAAAAGATATTCGAGTTAAAAAGTCAGCTCAGATAGGTATATCAACTTTTGCAATTAATAAGTCGTTATGGTTCGCTGATACTCACGATGTTTCAATAATTTATACGATGCCTACCGCCTCAGATGTAGCGGATTTCTCCAAGGCTAGAATTACTCCTGTTGTCCAAGCATCTGAATATTTAAGTGGCAGAGTTGATGGTGGGATTGAACTAAAACAGATCGGTAATTCATTTATTTACTTCCGAGGAGCTTGGTCTGAACGACAGGCTATCTCGGTTGATAGCGACTTCAATATTCACGATGAGATTGATTTTTCCAAGCCCGACATTATCTCGATGTATAAAGAGCGTATGTCGCACTCCAAGTTCAAGTTGTTTCTAGCCCTCTCAACTCCTACTATCCCAGAGTTTGGCATTGACTACTTGTTCAATCGATCGGATAAAAAAGAATGGTTCGTTACTTGCCCCAAGTGTAAACAAAAACAGATACTAAAATACCCTGATTCAATCAGGGGCAACACTAAAGAGGCTCGATACGCTTGTGTTCATTGTCTTGCTACGATTACTGATGATGCTAGGCGTAATGGTGAATGGATTGCTACTGGTGAGGACGACTGGGGAGCGTCAGGCTATCATATTTCACAGATGATGGCACCTTGGATATCTGCAACTGAGATACTGCGTAAAGAAGAAATGGCAAGGGTTAGACCAACTGCTCAACTGTCAGGAGTAAAAGACTTTTATAATTTCTGCTTGGGTGAAGCCTATGGAGGAGAGAATCAACCACTCAACAGGGATATTCTACTGGCTTGCATTCAGAACAAGTACGATCTTGAATTAAAGGGCAAGAATACAATTATGGGAGTTGACCAAGGCAATGATCTGCACGTTGTGGTGTATAAAAAAGAAACAGACGGTAGTATTCGCTTATTACATACAGGGGTGTATCACAGTTTTGATGATTTGCCAAACATAATGGACGCTTATGGAGTAACATTTTGCTTGATTGATGCTCTGCCGAACAAGCACTCAGCTCGTAAGTTCGCACTTATGTATCAAGCTAAGGTTTGGTTAGTTTACTACAATGAGAACCAGAAGGAGTTTATTAAATGGTATCGTGACCCAGAGTCTAAGGAGTACAGGGTAATAGTAGCCAAAATGGAATCAATAGATAGAATGGCTGATAAGTTCGTTACTCATCAAGTCGTACTACCACGATTAACTCAAGACGTCGATTTGTTTATCCGACATCTTTGCAACTGGGCGAAGGATAAAGAAGAAAAGACAGATGGTCGGGTAGTATGGGTTTATAAGAAGCTAGGAGCAGATCACCTTGCAATGGCTAGCAATTATGCTATGCTTGGTATTGATAAATTGTCAACAGGCTCTTTGGCTGAACCTAAACCAGAGGATATCCCTCAAAAAGATAAACCTATAACCGCTGGTATTCTTGATACTAAGTTTTAGAAAGTCAAAGAATGGCAATACAAAAAAAATCAACAACAAAGTTTGCAGAAAGATCGAAACCAGAAATAGGCGGTTCTGGCACAACTAATTTTCAAGGTATAATTGATACCGAAGAATACGTTACAAATCTCACAGGTTCTACTCTTTACACCACGATAGATCAAATGCGTTGGTCTGATGCGTCTGTTCAGGCTGCTCTTTTATTGTGTGAATTGCCTATTCGTTCTGCGGAGTGGGATATTGAGCCAGCCTCTGATTCACCCGAAGATGTAGAGATTGCCGAGTTTGTCAAAGATCAAATGTTTGAGGGATTAACTACTTCATGGGAAGATACGCTCAGGCAAATACTACTTATGCACCCCTATGGTTGTATGCCATTTGAGGTTATTTACAAGATTACAGAGGATAATAAAATCGGTTGGAGAAAATGGGCAATTAGATTACCTAAGACGATTGAGAAGTGGAATATTGACAAAAATGGCGAGCTTTTGAGTATTACCCAGAGAGTTTATAAAGATAACAATTTAATTGAAATAACAATCCCAGCTCAAAAACTAATGGTCTTTACTCACCGAAAAGAGGGTGATAACTATCTGGGTACGTCAATGCTTCGTCAAGCGTATAAACATTGGTTTTTCAGAGATAAATACTACAAAATTGATGCAGTAGCACAGGAACGATTGGGCATTGGTATCCCTGTTATTACCTTGCCAGATGGATTTACTGACGATGATTACAACAAAGCAGTAACTATGGGTGAGAACTTGAGAGGACATGAAAAAGCCTATGTAGTTAAGAAAACTGGTTGGGAAGTTGAAATGCTTGATCTAAAGGCTTCAACCCTCAAAGACCCCGATAAAATGCTTGAACACCACACTAGGGAGATACTAAAATCCGTACTAGCACAGTTTGCCGATCTAGGTTCAAAGAGTACGGGCAGTTATGCTCTATCAGAAGATCAATCTACCTTATTTTTACAGTCGCTTGATGCCTCAGCAAAGACAATCGAGGAAGTGATTAACGATGAGATTGTGAAGCTAGTAGATTACAACTGGACTGTTGAGGAATATCCTAAGTTAACTCACGCTGATCTTGGAATTAGAGATTTTAAGGCTCTAGCAGAAGCAATTCAAACACTCAGCTTTGCAAGTGTCCTAACTCCAGATGAAGGATTAGAGGACTATATGCGTAAAGTAATGAAGTTGCCTGAGCGTCCTGATGATGTAGTGCCGATTGCTCAAATTAAAGAAGAACAAACAGCTATCAATATGGAAACTCAGAAATTAACACAAGATCAGATTAAAAAAGGTGAAATGCCAAATAAGGTTGGCGATAAGAAAGAAATAAAGAAAGAAGTCAAGGCTAGTGAACATAGGGAGCTAACAAAAGCCGAACAAAGAGTGAGATTTGATGAAATTAGAGATTACATGGACGAGGCAGAACGCAGACTCACGAATAAGATCGTTTCAATTATCAATCGGGAGAAATCAGCCCTTGTACCTCTATTTGAGGAAGCAATCAGGCGTAAAGATTATGCAGAGTTACACAGATTAACATTTAAGGTTAAGAGTTTATATGTGCAGATGTTCCAAGAGGAGATGAAAAAACTATTTGAGTTTGGCAAGTTAAAATCTAGTTATGAAATTAAACAACCTGCACCTGCTACCATAGCAGAGGTCAATCAGCGTATCACTGAAAGGGCTTTCTTCTTGGCTAACCGCCATGAGAAACAACTAATGGACGAACTAAAAGGAATTGCAGCGGTAGGAATGATGAACCCTGAAACAACTGACGCCGAAACGATTGAAAACGTGGTTCAAGGATTTGAGAAGTTTAATAAAAAGAATGCACCAATAACAGCTTCATTAGTAACCTCAACAGAAATTAACAATGGCAGGCAATATACCTTCGAGAGCAATAAGGACGAACTATACGGTTATCAATGGTCGGCAATTCTCGATAAACACGCTTGTAATTATTGTTTTAGTATGGACGGGAAAGTAATCGGCACAGAAGATAAAGCCTTCCATGAGTACAAGCCAGGAGCGGTTCATTTTGGGTGCAGATGTCTAACAGACCCAATGGTTCCAATTTATACAAGCAAAGGCGAAAGACCAATAAAAGACATTAGAGTTGGGGATTTAGTTCTTACACATAAGGGACAATTCAAAAGAGTAACAAAGTTATTACATACTGAAAAACAAAAACCGACCATAGTAAAAATGTGGATTGGGTCTAAACACAATGACCAGACTTTATCATTGACAGATTACCACCCAGTTTTTTCTAATAATGAATGGAAATCTGCTAAAGACTTAAAGATAGGAGATAAGGTATCCGTTTTAGCTAAACAATGTAAATACACAAACGAACTTATCCCAAACTGGGCAGAAACAAAATCTAGGTCAATATCCTCTAAAGTTAGTGCTGATAAACAATGGAGAGATGACAAGCATCGTCAAAATGTTTCTGCTAAAAATAAAATAAGTATGATTAAGCAATATGCCAGTGGGGAAAGAATTGCAAATGTAAAAGAGGCAAATCTAAAAACTAGAGAATTAGTCAAAAATGGTAACCATATATTCCAAAACGAAGACATAAGAATTAAAGCTAGAAAAGCAATGGTAAAAAAGAATTATGGTACTAACTTTTTAGAAGAGAAAGTAGGCTGGTTGTTAAATAAAATGGGAATAGAGGCGATATCACAACATCCAATAGAAACAGGACATATCGACATTATGGGTAGGATTAGACATTACTTTGCAGACTTCGCAATTCCTGATCTAAAAATTGCTATCGAATGTGATGGTATTTACTGGCACAACAAAGACAGAGATGATAAAAGAGATAGTGATTTAATTTCTCAAGGGTGGTCAGTTATTCATTTATTGGAAGATGATATTCGTAATAATCTAGTTAATTGCGAAAAAGAGATAACTAGGGTTCTTAAAAATCATTCTGGGAAATATGAATTCATTGATGTAGAAATTGTGAAAATTGAAACATGGAAAGTTAAAAAGCCTATAAAACTATGGAACTTAGAAGTAGAAGATGATAACAGTTATATTGCGGGCAAACCAATGGTAGCCGTTCATAACTGTATTTGGGTAGCAATACTCAAGGAGGAGGTAGACCCACCCATATTTACAGGCATACCAGAAATATTAAGACCACAATCGGCAGTTGCCCCTTGGGATTTTAAGGATTTAAGCAGTCCACTTCCAGGAGCAGGAGGCAGAAAAATGCCGTATGGGATAGGAGTATATAAGGAGAGTTGATATGGAATCAATCACACTATCAAACATCACTTTCTATTTAGGAATTATTGCTATTATCTTTAGTGTTTATCACTATTTCAAGAACCCTCAGATTGGTTTAGAGAAAAGACAGGCATTAGACCAGCTTGAAGATAGCAAGAACAAACTATTAACTGATAAAGACTTAACTGCTAAAGCAGATGTTTTATCACAAAAAGAAGTGGAGAGTAAAGCGAACTTACTAGCTCAACAGGTTCAATGGGAAAAAGAAGCTAATGAGAAAAAGTTTTGTGAACTCTCCAGACAATTAGCTGATAATTTAGCGTTGACACAAAATCACGTCCACACCCTCGATACAAAAATTGATGTCTTAACCAACTCGGTTGTGACTATGAACCTCAGTTTAACAAATGAGATAACCAGATTGAGCACAATTATTGAGGAACGTTTACCAGATAAAGTATAAAACAGTTCTAAAGAAAAATGTTATGGGTTTGCTATAAAAATTAATATGTGATATAAAATTACAAAGGAAAATATGCCAGCAGGATTCGACAAGTGTGTAAAAGATGGTGGAAAAGTTAGAACTGTGGCTGTTAAGGGCAAAAAAGGCAAGTACTTGCACGTTTGCTATTTAGGAGATAAATCATATTCTGGAGAGGTCAAAACTAAGCAACAAGCCTCTGAATTGGTTGCATATTTGAATAATCAGGGTTATATTGAACAAAATGGAGAACTTATTAAAGGTTCAGAAACAATGTTAAAAAAACTAATCCCACAAATCGAATTGAGTGAAAAGATATTTTCTGCTAAAAACAAAGAATCAGAGATTGAGATTTTACACGCAGGAGTATGGGAACACCCCAACTATGGTGAGGTTAAGATTACCGAAGAAGATATTGATAAGTTTATTCAAGCCTTTGATGATAAGGTACGCAGGGTTGATATTGCAGTCGATCAAGAGCATATGCCCGAAAAGGGGGCTGCAGGTTGGTATCGTTCTCTAAGCAAAGTCTTTGAGGACGGTAAAATTAAATTAAAAGCAATAGTAGAATGGACTAAACTTGGAACACAACTAATCCAAGATGGGATTTTCAAGTATTTTAGTCCAGAATTCGACTTTGCTTATGAAGATCAAGAAACTCACGAACAGTTTGAAAATGTTTTGCTCGGAGGAGCATTAACGAACAGACCCTATTTTAAGAGCTTGGCACCAGTTGCCCTCTCTGAAAATATGTTCGCTGGGTTTACTAATAATAATAAAAGTTCAAAGAAAGGAGTGAATATGAACAAAGACGAACTCAAAGCCAAACTGGCAGAAGATTCTAAGTTTGTGTTATCTAAGGACGCTTCAGATGAAGAAAAGAAAGCGTTTGAGGAGGCACAGGTAGAATTAGCCAAGGATGCTGAGGATGCGGAAGAAGCGAGAAAAGCTCAAGAGGAAGCTGACGCCAAGGTGAAAGCCGAGGAGGGAGCAGTCAAGGCGAGTGAAAGATTTATCTCAAAAGCCGACCACGAGAAGCAGATGAATGAAATGAGATCGAAAATGGGGGTTATGGAAACCAAACTTCGATTTAAGGAAGTTTCTGAAGAAGTGGAAGGATATGTATTCTCTACGAGCAATCAGTCGGGCGTTCTTTTGCCAAAGAATAAAGATGGTGCTGTCAAACTAATGATGGCATTAACATCAAAGACAGCCCCAATGTTTACAGAGTTCTTAAAAGGTCTTCCTGCTGTATCAGCCAAACTCTTTACAGAGCAAGGTGGAGAAGGTAGCGATGCGACCAAACAAGAAAAACTCGACGCAGAAGTGGAAAAGATTGTCAAGGAAAAAGGCATGAAATATACAGAAGCGTTAAAAATTGTTGCTGTTGAAAAACCAGAACTTCTCAAATAGTTCGGTATAAAATTCACGGAAATAAATAGTATTAAATACCTCAATGAAAGGAGGATAAAATGAGTCAAGCATCAAATCAAATGGTCAAGTCTTTATTAGCTGGTGCAAGTTTTGCGTCAAAGCAATATTTTGCAGTTCAGATGACATCGACAGACAATACCGTAATTGTTGCTGGAGCTGCTGCTGCAGAAGGGTCACACGTTGTTGGAATAATCCAAAACGAGCCTGGAAGTGGTGAAGCTGCTTCCGTAGCGATAGGTGGAACAAGTAAGTTATCTATGGCTGCTGCTTGCGATCAAGGCGAAAAAATAAAATCCGATGGAAACGGTGAGGGAACTCCCGTAGACGCAGATCAAAAATCTGTTATCGGTATCGCTTTGGAAGCATCAGACGGCAATGGGTCAATCATTGAAGTTCTACTTACCCCAGGAGGTGTAGCACAGGCTGATGAATCTAATTAAAATTAGTTAGTCTATATATCTCTTAGACTGTTAAACAAATAAGAGATCGAGTAAATTTGAATTCATACGGAAAGGAGTACAAATATGAAATACAGCGAAATATTAGTAGAAAGAGAGTTAGCAAATCTCAAATTCGCTAATCCAACAGAGAAAGATGTTCATCAAAATTCTGTTCTATCAGGTGTTTCTATCAGATACACTAATGATGAAATGATCGCAGATCAGGTAATGCCTGTCGTTCCTGTCAAAAAGGAATCAGATATGTATTACATCTATACTCGAGCGTGGAAACTTCCACAGTCCAAAAGGGGTGCAGGAGCAGAAGCTAACGAGGTAGAATGGAATGTAAGCACAGATACATATCAATGTGAGGAATATGCGTTGAAAGACCTAATCCCTGACAGAGTGCGTAATAATGCTGACAATCCTCTTAATCTAGATGTCGATACGACAGAAAACTTGAATGAACTAATCCAACTAGGGAGAGAGAAAAGAGTTGCTGATGTTGTGTTTGCAAGCGGTACTTATGGTACACAAACCTCTGCTTTATCTGGGACTAATCAATGGGACGACTACGCAGGTAGCGATCCTATTGGTGATGTTCGTGATGCTAAAGCGGTTGTTCACGCTGCAACTGGCAAGATGCCAAATACTATGGTAATTGGCTTCCAAGCCTATCTAAAGCTGTTGGATCACCCCGATATCTTGGAGAGAATTAAGTACACTCAAAAGGGTTTAATTACTGCTGACTTGTTAGCTTCATTATTTGAAGTTGATAAATTGTTAGTGGGTAAAGCCTTGTACGATTCTACTCAAGAGGGTGTAGCTGAATCTTTGGGTTATGTCTGGGGAAAATCGGTTGCTTTGCTTTTTGCACAACCATCTCCAGGACTGAAAAAGGTGTCATTCGGCTATCAGTTCCAATCTAGAGGTTTTAGAACCAAGAAATGGAGAGTTGAAGGTCGAGACGGTGACTTTATCGAAACAGGAGAAATCCGTGACGAAAAAGTTGTGGCTGCTGCCACTGGGTATCTCTATACCACCGTAGTATCATAGAGAACTTTTTTAATGACGGGGTAGGGTCTGTGAGCAAAGACAATACCAGATTAAATATCCTACCCCGAAAAAGGTGTTATATTCTTGAAAGGAGAAAGAAACAATGATTATTAAAAACAAATATGCCACTTATGTAGGGCACAAATTTCAAGGCAAGCATTATGTAGTAGTTCAAAAATGGACTGCTCCCGATGCTCCTAGTGCTGACGGTATTTTGGCTTCAACTGCACTAACAGCTGCAGTACAAACCATTACCTCAGGCATTACTAATCCTGACTTCCCAAGACTTCTAGCAATAGACTCTGACGGGGCTGCAACAGGAAATGTAGTGATTACTGGTACAAATATCCGAGGTGAAACTGTTACTGACACGATTGCTCTGAATGGTACGGATGCCGTAGATGGTGTTGTAGCATTCAAGACTATCCTCAGTATTCAGTTGCCTGTTAAGGCTGCCTCTGAAAGTGTTTGGGTTGGTTGGCTAGACAAATTAGGTCTACAAAGTATCCCATTATCAACAAGCGTTATCTCTGAAACTACGACTAATCAAGCCGATACAGGCGGAGCGGTTTTAACTAGAGATGCGGATGAAGTTGAGAAATGTGTTTACGATCCAACTACTGAATGTAATGCAACTGCCAATAAGGTGATTGTGTACATCAGCGATGAACTACCTAAGAGGGTAGGCGGATATACAAGTTAAGATTGATTATCTCACCGTGTTGCAAAACGCTTCACGGTGAGGTACTATTAAATAGTGTCATGCTGTAACTCTGACTAGCGGACACTCTAAATATATAAAATTAAGGAGTAAATAAAATATGTCATTACCAAACGGACTGAGAACAAGACAATACGGTAGTTATCGTGCCACTAGGCATGGTGAAACTGCTTTAGGCGTAACTAACGAAGACGAAGCCACGATACAAACTCTACTTGTAACTGCAAGTGGAGATACAGAAATATTACCCACTCCAGGTTCAACGGAGTACACAATCGTAAAAGGATTTCATTTTTCAAACAACGGATCTAAAATTACTGTCAGTTTAAAAGCAGGAGCAGACGGAAAAGAAAAGTTTACAACAACTTTACTTGCTAACGGTGGTAGTTTTGATGTTAACTTAATCGGTAGATATTGGAGATTGCCAATTAACAAGCCTCTAATTGTAGTTTTAAGTGGTGCTGGTACAGTTTATGTTACGGTTGAGTATGAAGGATTAGAAGAACCTGCTCAAGAAGCGGTTGAATTAAGCGATGCTATTGTATTAACCGAAGCCTTGGTGTCCGATGTTGGATTAACAGTAGGTGATGCACAGGTTCTTACCAACGCTGACGCTTTGGCAAACGAAGTAAGTAGTGTCTTAACTGATGCACAGACCTTGACGGATTCTGAGATCGTATATACAGAAAGCAAAGTAATTGCTCTAAGTGACGCTGTACCATTGACTGAATCGGTAGGAAATTCAACCACAACTGAATTGAGCGAATCAGATACATTAGTAATTACTGAGAGTGTCGATGTAGACCTTTCACCAGAGATTTAATATGAAAATAACAGTAGTTAGAGGTTCAATTAAACATAATGATAAAGTTTACCCATTGGGGGCAACTATCGAATTAGAGGAAAAAGAAGCTTTGTCTATTATTCATTCTGGGATTGCCGAGGAATATGTGCAACCAGTTGCACAAAAACCAGAGAAAAAGGTTGAGGAAGTCGAGGAAGTAGAAGAAGCTAAAAAAGAGGTAGTAGCCAATGAGATTGAGCCAACAATAGATTGGACTCGTCAAGAATTGGACACATTTGCTAAGGAGCAAGGAATAGAACAACCTGAAAAAGCTGGCAGTAAGAAAGAATTATTAAAACTTATAAAAGAAAATGATAAAACTAACCAAAAAAATTGACGGTAAAGATGTAGAGTTAGATATTATATCTCTCAATGGAAAAGCTACAGTACGAGATACCTCATTTGCAAAACTAAAAAAACAAGGTATAACTAAGACGCAGTTGAAAGATTTTAGTATTGAAGCTGATGAATTGAAGAAAATCAAATCTAAATAAGATTTTGTAATAAACCCCATTTGAAGTAAACCTCATTCTATTGACCCGTAAGGGTATATTATTTATTGCATGGAAAGGAGGTAAAAAATGCAAACAGGACTAAATATTGTAGGACATGGTCGTGCTATTCTTCGTAATGAAGTTGGTGCAATCAAGGAGCTTCGTGAATTTGATAATGTCTTCACCGATGTGGGTGATGCTCACGTTGCAGACCAGATGGCTTCAACTCCAGGCGAGGCAGTAATGTCCGACATGGCGATTGGAACGGTGACTACTACTTTGACCGCAGGCGATACTCAGTTGGGTGGAGAATTAGATAGAAATACTTTAACTTCATTCACTCAGGGTGCAGGAGGCGACGACAACAAAGTGGTTTACGTTGGAGATTGGGCTGCTGCTGATGGCACAGGTGCTATCACAGAAGCTGGAATCATGAACAGTCACACCGCTGATTCTGGAACAATGTTATGTGCACAGACTTTCTCAGTCATTAACAAAGGTGCAAGCGACACACTTCAGATCACCTGGACAGTTACATTTGGCTGATGTATCGGCTAAAAGTGAGAATAAATTAAAATAACTTGAAATAAACAAACTACTGTATTTTAGT